CTGCTGTCCTTTCTTCATTAGTTGCTAAGGTAATTTCTGAACAAAGATTACTATGATTTACTTTTAAACCTTTTCTTTTCTGAAAATCTGGCAAGTCAGCTTGCACAGCATCTTCAAACATTAAGTAGGGTTCTCCTGTTTCCATTCTATTCTGAAGTAATTTTACCCATAAAGTTCTAGCACTGATAGTCTTTTTAACTTCACCACTATGTGGGTCAACTAAGTCCCAGCTATCATCAAAACCTTCTAGTTTAGTTGCCTTATGGATTATTTCCATAAATGCATCTGGTACTACAACACCATGATGTAAGTTTGTGCACTTACGATTTATATCTCCACCTGTTGGCTTTCTGACATCTAAGAATTCTTCGATCTCAGGGTGACTCATATGTAAGTATGAAGCATAACTACCTCTACGTGTTACTCCTTGTGAAAAAGCTAGCATTTCTGCGTCTACTACTTTCATAAAAGGAAGAACTCCTGTGGACTCTGAGCCTTTTGATGTCTTTGTTCCTTGTGAACGAACATCACTCCAACCACCACCTATGCCACCACCCATTGAGGATAGGTAGGCATTCTCTGTATAATGTCCAGTAATTCCTTCTCTACTGTCTTCTATGTAATTAAGAAAACAACTGATAGGTAAGCCTCGTTTTGTTCCGCCATTTGAAAGTATAGGTGTTGCAAACATAAACCATAGTTTACTAGCATAATCATATATTCTTTGAGCGTGAGCATCATCGTCTGCAAAAGCTTCAGCAGCTCTTGCAAAGGCTTCTTGTGGGCTTTGTTCATCGCCAACAAGATATCTATCTTGTAGAGTAAGTTTACTGAAATCTGTTAGTAAATCATCTTTACTGTAATCAATCTGTATCATTTAAATACTCCCGTATTTGTGAGGACAAGTCCTCTAAGTTCATGTCTGCTTCGATTAATGCTTGCTCTGAGTAACTCACTAAGTCCATGAGTTCTGCGTTGAGTAATAACCTGTCTGCGTTTTCGTTTAACGACTGTATGAATTTATACTTACTGCTTATTGGGCAGGCATTATAAATATCAAATAAGTCTCCATACTGTTCGATTAATGATACAGCCCTCTTAGGACCGATGCCTGCTATTCCTGGCACGTTATCACCTGTGTCACCTGCTAGACATTTCTGAGTCAAGTACATACTTGGCTCTACGTCATAGTGGTCTTCCCAGTTATCTATAGTAATTTCTTTTCTAGTTACTGTGGAGAATCTAGAAACTCCATCCTGTATAAGCAAATCCCAGTCTCTATCTGAAGAGACCATCCAAATCTGTCCTATACCAAATTCTGCTTTCTTTCCGACAATCCATGCGGCTAAATCATCAGCCTCTAGTCCGTCTTGTCTTATTGTTAAATGTCCTCTTTTCTCTAATTGAGTAAAGGCATTTTTGAACTCACCCATAAACTGGGCGAACTCTGCTTTTTCTGCTGCAGTTTGCTCTGCATACTTTTCCGACCGATTAGCTTTGTAATCGGGAGAGAGTCTTTTCCTATAGGTACTTCCACCATCTGCTAGTACAACTATGTTTCCACAGTCATATGATTTTGCTAGACTTTCAACGGTTCTTACATAGTCATGTTTATATTCGAGCTGTTTAGAGTGCTTCCACCTAAAGGCTACATTTAAACCATCAACTATTAGTAAGTTCCCATTCTGGATCTGGTTCCCAAGGTTTGAGAAGTTTATCGCCATTTGTAAATTCCAATGTTTCGTTTTCTAGCCACTTTTCTGCGATAAGAATATATGCACCGAGCCAGTTTATGTACATATATCTTTTTGTCATAAGAGGTCTGCGTGTCGTAACCACAAACCAATTCGAGTAATTCTGTTTTATAAGCAGTATAGGCTCTTGCTTCATTAGCTGAGCCTGTAATATTGCTTTCTTCCACCAACCTACTAGCACATTACTCTTGGATGTGAACATAGTTTGGTTAAGCCCCATATCCTTATAGTGTTTGACTTCTATAAGGAATAGGTTGTGCTTGTTTTCTACATGTAAGTCACCCTTAATTTTACCACTACCACTTCCTGGTGTCTGTGTAAAGATGTGACCTGTGTGTCGTCTGAGCATATCAGCAGCAAGTAGTTCTGCTTTAGCTCCTTTCTGTCTTGAGTTTACCAACTAATCCTCCAGGGACTTTAAAGTCTTTGAGAATTTCTCATTCACTTTTTTGTTTGCTGTATCCATTTCATCGAGTATACACTCGGGGCATTTCATACCAATAGGTAGAAAGGTCGTTTTACTAGTTACAGGGCATTTATGATACCAAAAGGTATCGCCTTCTTCGTGAGTCATAGTTATTCCAGACGACTAATATTTTCTTCTTTGATTACTTCAATTCTTGCTAGTAGTGGGTGAGTCCAGCCATGAGATACTAGGTAAGTGTTTAAATCCTCTCCAAGTAATATCTCTACTAACTTCTCTTTTCCCTCATCATCAAGAACACTTATTATTTCATCTAAGAACAGTGTATTAATCCTTGAACTAGAAATACTACTCATAAGTTTTCGTATCGCTAGAAGCGTTGCGGTGTTTACTCTTGCAAGTTCACCAGAAGACAAGGCTAGTATATCAACTACTTTTGCATTGTCAGTTATCTCTACATTAAGCTTGTCATTCGTGACAACAAACTCTAAGCTGAATCTACCATCAGATAGTTCAGATAAGTACTCATTTGTTAAATCTTCTAAATCCTTTACTAGATTCTCAATTTTATAGGCGAGTAAACCATTTGTACTAAAGGCTTTCTTTAGTATTTCTAAGTGTGCAGATTGTTCTTCTACCTTGCCTAAAGCTGTGACAAGTTCTTCCAGTTGAGATTCCATACCTTCTGACTGTTCTTGAATAATAGAGACACGAGTATTGTGGCGTTCCGCCTTCATATTAGCACTACTTATTCTTTCTATGTCAATATGTATATTTCTCAACTTTGAAGAAAGTGTGTCAATCGAGGTTGAGATTTCGTCACCGTCTAAAATTGTAGAAGGTAAACTACTATCCCAATCACGAATATAGTCTTCGTGCAGTCTTTGCTGATTTTTCTGAACTATCACCTTTCGATTGTGTTCTTTCGCATCCGCAATTTTGTCCTTGATTCCAAAGAGATCATTACTTGCTACTTTCTTTTGATTGAAGTAAATTGCGTTAAGTTCTTGTACTTTCTCTTCGTCTACTTCGCTCTCACAAGTCGGGCACTGCCCATCAAGTTCCGAGAGCTTATCCAAATGTGCTTGAGCTTCAGCCACTTTGGAACCGAAGGTTCCTTGTTGCTGCAGCATAGCAGTTAAGGATACTTCCTCTTCCACTGGCTGTAAACGACCTGAACTTTCCAACTCGTCTAGCTGTTCTCTTACAAAACTATTATCTATAATTTTTTTGTTATTTTCCGAAATCTTTTCAAAGTCGCGTCGTAAATGCCTTAGAGTGGTCTCGTCTGTTTCTGATGGTTTTGGTAAATTTAATATTGGGAATATCTCTGTAGTCTCCAATTTATTTTCTTCTAACCATTTTAATATAACATCAGACTTACTGTTAAGGCTGTTAACCTCTACTGAAATCTCTCTAGCTGCTTCCTTGAATATATCAAAGAACTCTACATACTCTTCTAGCTTTAACAAATCAATTAGAAACTTTTTTCTGTTGGTATCTGTTGCAGTTAGAAACTGTAATGATGTGTTTGTATTCTGATATACTAACTGCGTGAAGGTCTTAAAGTCAAGCCCAAGTAAATCTTGAACTGTCTTATAGGTGTTCGTTGCAGTATGAGAAGAAATATCCTCTCCATTTTTATACAGCTTACATTTTATAGATGCCTTACGAGATACATCAATCTCATAGTCATCTTCGTCTACTTGAAATAGTAGATTAATAGAGTAGCCATTATTGACAAATCTATTTTGTATCTCTTGTTTCTTTATCCCCTTACTATTCTTATTGAATAGGACTTCCTCGATAATAAGCGGAATGGAAGACTTACCCATTCCGTTTGTTCCAACAAGTTGGGTGAGGTTGCTGTCATTAAGGTTAAGAGTATTATTTTGCCCATAGCTGAAACAGTTATCCCAGCGTAGCGTTTTTAGAATAATCATTAAACACTCCCATTATTGATTTAATTTTAATATCATTTAAATTCAGTATCGCACTTAGGTACTCTACTAGTTCTTCTTCCATTGACATATCTTTTAAATTAAGTGTAGCTTCACTACTTCGTTTTACTACTTTCTTATCCAGCAATTCGGAGTTCTTGATGTTTGCTAAGTCAGCTACGTCACCTTCTATCTCGTAGATAGTATGGTGAAAATCTGTTGCAATCATTTCATTCTCACTTCCCACAGTCTTTCTTATTAGCTGTGGTAGGTCAAATTCATGCCATGTCCAAACTTCTGAGAAGCTAGGATCAATTAAAAGATAGCCCGTCTTGACTACTTCTCGATGAAAAGAAGTAGTCATGGGACTGCCTGGATAGATAATGTTTCTCTGCGTATTGGAGTGACTGTGTAGGTCTCCCGCGTATACTACAGGAAAGTCATTAAACCTTTCCAAGTCTACCTCTGGCGTTACATGAGGTGGGATTTCTCCCCTTACATGTGTAAACAAAGGTTTGTTGGTATCGCATATTTCTATCATACCTTTTCTATGCAAGTCTGCATAAGGTAATATAGTACCCCATGGATACTCTGTCCATGTGTCTACGATCTCAACTAAAGGATTTACATCAGTTGTAGCTCTCTTTAGATTGCTAAAGAATGTTGTATTCTTTTTAGTAGCTTCGTGATTACCATCATAAATGATAGTAGGAATAGTTACTTCTCTGACAAAGTCAAAGTATAGTGTAAGCTCATCCATTGAAGGTACTCGGTCAAATAAATCACCACCTATAATGTGCATAGTAATATCTTTGTTATCTTCTAGCTTATGAATAGCTTCAAAAAATAACTTATATCTACTACATGCCCATGCCATAGGTACGTTCTTCTGACCTAGCTTTAAGTGCCAGTCTGCTGTAAATAATATCATGCTACGAAATCTTCTCCTGGCTGCCATGCGCAACCAGTAAGTCCACCAGCTTTTAAAGCCTGTAGTGTTCTTAGTATTTCGTCTGCGTTTCTACCCGTGTCAAGAGCGTTGACTGAGTAGTGTTGAATTACGTGGTCTTCATCAAGAATAAAAGTAGCTCTGTAAGGAACTCCTTCACTATGATTATATACACCTAATTCTTGAGCAAGTCTACTACCTGCATCGCAACACAAAGGGTGTTGGATGTTTCTGATAATATCATTACTTTCTTTCCAAGCTTGTTTACAAAATTCATTGTCAGGGCTAAAGCCTAACACATCAGCTTCGCCCAACAGTTTATCCATATCGGATATTTCTGTTGGACAAATGAATGTAAAGTCTTTTGGATAAAAATAAACAACTGACCACATATTTTCTGCAAGTACTTCGACATCGATAAGTATGTTATCAATGTCACATGCTACTGCTGAAAAGTCTGGGAATACGTCTCCTATTGAATAATCCATTTGTCTCTCCTTAACTTATGCTGAATTCTGAATCAACATCTGAAGGGGCTTCTGCTCCATCAGCTGGTTGAGTTACCCTTTGTAGAAGCTCTAGCTGAGCATCTGCTGTAGGTCTTGCTAGTACATCGTCCATAGAACGTATATCAGCTATAGAAGCTGTTTCTGTCTCTGTTAATGGTCTAGGTTTGCACTTAAGTGCCTGAAGCCTGTACTCTACATTGAAAGCCATCGGTCCAGTTTTAACTCTTTGAAAGAAAACGTCCCACCCTGTTGTAGGGTCGGTAGGGTCGCCTAAGTCTTCTGCGGCTACCATGATTTGTTCCATGAGTTTCTTTTTAAGATTAACAACTTTGACTTTACCATCTGTTGGATCTATGCATTGAATAGCATATGCCCAGCCACATTTTAAGTCAGGAAAGAAACTTCTTACATGATCTGTTTCCTTGTTGTTGAATGTCTCTGTATTACGGTCGAAGGCTAAACATTCCATAGGAATATTTTTACCGTTCTCGCCCTTAATCCAATAAACATATCTTGGTAGTATATCTCCTACAAGTCTGAAGATATTATCTCCTTCTTTGTATGTATACTGGTCTATTGAGGATTTTTTAGCACTCCCCTGTGCTTGATTAAATTTTAATGCCATCTTATGTTCTCCATTTAGCGTTATCTTCAAATAGAAAGTGTACTAGACCATTCTCTACTCGAAGCAATCTGTTGCGATATACTATCGTTGTCGTAACAGGTAAGTGTATCAACTCTAGTGTTGACTCACCTGTTTGTTTGTAATTAAAATAATTTCGGTAAGAGGCAATTGCAATATATTCTGCAGCCTCTTTATTACTATAATTCTTTCTTTCAGCGAGCAGTTGCCTAGGATTTAGTAA